GCTGGTCCTGCTGGGCAGGAGCATGTTCAGCTCCGTTCTGCGCGGCAAGCTTCTCAGCCTCACGCTGCGCGCGCTGCTCTTTGGTTAATCCGGCCATTGGGCCTCCTAAAAACAAAGGGGCCGAAGCCCCTGTGGGTTAACCCATGATGATGGTGGAATGTTCAGGCTGAACAGATGCCACACCCCATGCCACGCCAACCTCGTAACGCACCTGACGGTACTGGCGATACAGCGCGATCTGGAAGGTGATACCAGAGACCGGATCGGTTACGTTCATCACGTCGTCAGCGGTATCGCCGCCTTTAGGCATGGCCGGGGTACGACAAGCCAGCAGAAATGCGTTACGGTCAAAGGCAACGTTTGGCGCGAACTCGCTCAGCACAGTGACAGTTGCCTGGTCTGCAAGATCCTGACGCAGGCCCGGCGCACCGATGGTGATAGTGGAAGAGGTTGCCGCTACGACCATGTACTGGTTGTCATCGCCATCGAACTTCACTGCTGTTCCGGCAGCAATACCGCCAGTGCCAGCAGAGATAGCAACAATGATGTCGCCCTCTTTCTTCGCGCCGTTGACCTTATAGCCCGCCGCAGTGCTTTTCGCGGTGCGCTTGATGTTGGCGGATTCGTGCAGGTTAAAGCCCATCACACTACCAATAATGCCTTCACGCAGCAGTTGATCGGTACCGGCTTCGTTCGCTTTGAACAGTACGGACTGTTTACCACGGATGGACGCCATCGCTTCGCCGCCCAGGACCATGCGCATGTCAGTGGTTGGTGCGCCGTTATCAGTCAGCACCTGGCGAGCGTTCGCCGCATCAGACAGGTCGTCTTTGATGCTGAACGGGGTGTCTTTCGGCGCACCAATTGCACGGGAAGACTTGTAAGCCAGCGCTGCCAGGTCAGCGTCCATTTCGTTGCTCAGTGCGCGGAATGCCTGAGAGAACTGGTCAGCCAGGACAATGTCATAGGTGCCTGACGGCCCGATGGCAAGCTGCTCTTCACCATTCCATTTGACCGGGGCCATTTTGGACTTGGTGATTTTGACGTCCACAGTACCAATGTTCTGATCACCGTCGTTTGGCGCGGTTGCCGCCGGAGTGATATCAACGGTGGTGGTTTTTGGTGCGACCGGTGCGGTCACGGTTTGGTCTTTAGCCGCGGCATCGGCTTTGGCGTTACGGGCCACCGCCGGGATAAAGCCCACCTGCTCGCGGGATACGCGATTCAGGGCGGTGAAGATGGTTGGGATGAGGCCAGTGAGGGTGTTGGACATTCAGGTTTCCTTTCGGTTAATCAACGATGCTCGTGCCGCCGCCAATTACCGTTTGTTGTTCAACTGGCGGTAAGGCGTCGAAAGCAGCGCGTTTCATGGTTTTCTGCCCGGCCTGATGCTGCGACTGGTGAGAGCCACCGCCGCTGTTGCCGGACGCTTTGAGGATGTAGTCTTTCTGCGGATGCAACTCGACCAGAGATTCCAGCGCTTCATCGAAGCCAGCCAGTTCGCCAGGCTTGGTGCGGGAGAACACCTTGTTGCCCTGCCCGTCGTAGGCCACGACCTTGCCGTCTTCGATTTTGAAGTTCTGGCCGAAGTGGGAACGCACGAACTCAGCCGGGATCGCCATCTTCTCGGATATGAATTTCGAACCACCGAAGCGGCCGCCGATCATCTCGTCGTAGAGCTGGGTTTCGAGCTGTTTGGTCTTGCCGTTCGCTTCGTCCAGTTGCTGCTGGTAAACCTTGGTAATCTCGGCCTTCACCTGGTCAACGGCGCCAGCGTCGATCAGCTTCTTCTGGTCGATTTTGGTCATCATTTCCAGGGCCTCAAGCGCCTTGGTCGGGTCGGAGATGCCAGCGAATTTCGCGAGGTTGGCTTCCGCCGCTTCCTTCGCCTCACGGTGGGTTTTGGCTTCACCGTTCAGGGAGGTGATTTTGGTCATCGCTGCGGCTGCATCGAACGGGAACACTTTGCCGTCATCATGGACGTACACAGGCATACCGTTTTCAACAACCACATTTCCGTTAGCATCGAGTTTGAGTTTCATTGTTTTGCTCCAGCCTTCCGGCCATTGGTAGTGGGTCATCCGACCCGGTCACCGCGTCGCATCCGCTCGGCGGCGGACATAAAAAAAGCTGCCCGGAGGCAGCCTGTTAGATAAATTCAATGGTTATTACGCCGCGTAGCTTGCGGGAATAGATCTCATCCCGCTTTCGCTTGTGGATCCGCAGCGGGTGTGGATGTATGCAGGCGATACCTCGCTTAATGTCAGCCCATATGCAGCTCTTAAGTTCGTTGCCATTAACGAACACTCGGCGCTTGCCGCAGCCATCGCCCACGCAGTGAAAATTGTCGTTACGCATCTGCTATTCCTCAAACGCCGAAGCATCCACGCGGCGCAGTTCGTCCAGGGTCAGGAACTCCCCGGCATCGTTGAACATCTCGGGTACCGTGATTTTGCCGTCACGCAGCATCTGCGCCCGGGTAACACCCAGCACCTGCTCCTGTCGCGCGTATGGTTGCCGGGCGAGCCAGTCGGCATAGCTGGTATGCGCTGGCACCTGCCCGTCCATCGACGCACGCGTAGCGCTGCTCAGCTCGCCAGAGGATATCTGCAACTCCTCCCACGATTTCGTGATCAGAGTTTCCCCAGAGCGGCAGCAGAAGTGAATTTTGCCGGGGCCGCGCAAATACGGCACCACATGCCCCAGCGGCTTGCCGTCGAGGGTGTAGAGCTTGCGGTCGCGGATGATGCACCACTGACTGGTATGCGTATCCAGCGTGGATGACCACTGCTTGGCCTTGACGATATCGCTGTTGGCCTGGGCAAACTCCTGCCGCGCCGTAGCGGCCATATGATTCACAGCGGTGCGGGTCACCACCGCCAGGTCGCGCCGGGATGCGTTGATCACCCCGTCTTCACGATTGAGTTTCGGCGTACCGGCAACGCGCCGGACAATCTGCTCTACCGTTTCTCCCTGGAGGAAACCGGTTCGCACAGCGTTGGTGATTTTGTCCAGCCTGTCAGCTTCGAGCTTCTGGCCCCACTCCTTCAGCAATCGCCCCTGGAACGGCTGCGCCGCTGCTGCGGCGTAGACCTGCTCGGGTGCAATGCTTTGCAGCGGAACGTGTTTCAAGATCTGCTGCGGGATGATGTTGCTGAACAGGTCCAGTTGATACCCGGCCTCATATTCAACGTAGCGCGTCAGTTCGCGTGCCAGCGCCGCGTTAACCGGTTCGTAGGCCTGATGATTCAGCTCACGCACACCAGCCAGCAGCGATGCCAGGCGACGGGCGCTGTAGGTATCCGCCCGTTTGCCGTCCAGAAGCACCAGCAGTTTCGCGGCCAGGTCTGCATCGAGTTTATTCAGCAGCGCCACCATGCGCCGGGCGACGCCAGTGCCGTAGCGCGTCACATAGAGGCCATGCGCTATCGTCTCATCCTGCAGGCGGTCGTTGACGGTACGGGCCATATCACACCTCTTCTGCTGGTGGCTCAATCAGCGAGGCCGATTCAGTCAGTAGTTCATCCAGGACCTTCTCAGGGTCGGCATCAGCATCAATCAGGTTGAGCTTCTGCAGGGCTTTAATGGCATCAATACGACGGAGGTCACCACCCTGACGCAGGGACTGAATAGCCAGCGCCGCCGGAGGGTTGAACTCTTTCGACTCGACATCCAGTTCAGTGCGGACATCGACACTGCCGCCGTCTTTCTCCCCAATGTACTCGGCCATGATTTGCAGGATGTTGTCGATCGCGTCTTCCAGGCTGGTTGCCATGGTGTAGAGCGGGGACTGCTCCTGCATCTTCTCTTCTGAGGTCTGGTCTACGGACTTGGTCGAGGTATTGTCGGTGCGCAGCAGCTTCGCGCCAGCCTGGCGCATCTGCTCCACCAGCTCAGCCAGCGACTCTTTGCCAGCGCCGATGGAGGAGCCGGTGTGCTCGACGTACTCGAGGCCCTGTTTCTGCCGATCATTGAAACTTGCCGCAGATGAAGAACCAATTACCAGTTCCTGCCCCTCCTCCAGCCCGAACACAGTGAGGATCGGCACCCGGGCGACGTGAAGGATGTTGTCCTGCTCGCTCTGGCTCTGCCAGTGCTTGACGTTCAGCAGCGCCATGTTGAGTAGCGGCGGTGAACCGCACATAAAGCCGGTGCGCTTGGTGTAGAGCGTGACCAGGGTGATATCGCGACGAGAGGTTTGCCATTCGTCGTGTAACGCCCAGGTGGCCTGCCCCTCTGCACCGGTAGACTTCCGGTAAATCTCAACCTTGCCCGGCGTCAGGAGGCGGATCTGTTCGACTTTCGTCTGCCCGAAGTCGTCACCGTCTTCGACCACCACCTCTTTGATGCGCAGCGACGTAAGCACGACCTTGCCGCCAGTCATCTTCGACTTCCAGCCGATCACCTGGCGGGGATTCAGCATGGTAACGTACGGACGCGCGCCGGTGGCCTTCTCATCCGCCTTCGTCTTCACCTGTTCGGGGTCAACGCGGGGATAGTCCACCAGCGCATGGGAGAGGCCATACTGCATCGCCAGGCTGAAGAACGACTGCGCCCATACATCCAGACGGGTGCCTTCAAGGTCCACGTCTTTTGCGAACTCACGCAACTGGTTCGGCACGTTTTCGCCCAACTGGATTGGCTCAGCGAACACACGCCCGACGTTCTGGTTGATCGTCTCTTCGTAGGCAGGAAGTAGCGTGGCCACAGCCAGGCGCTTTTTGAAATCCTCTCTG